GTTACGGTGGCGACTTCGCCTTTACCGTCGTCGCGCAGTTCGTCGATCATCACCGGGAACGGTTGGTAATCGTGACCATCTGCCGTGATCACCTCAGGGGAGGGTGTCAGATACTGCACCGACCCAGGCGCCGTCTGGATATCAAAGAGCGGTATCCATGTTGACGGTGTATTGAAACTGCGGTGATCGTTACCGGGGATCATCAGGCTTCCTCAAGGGTGATCGATGCTGAATAATATCCGTAGGAAATGGGAGTGATGGTGATCTCTTCATCGGTGACGCGCATCAGTTTGATTGATGGTGTGCCGGTGCCGCCCCAGAGCGCCGTAGGGGGGAGGAACCAGAACGTGTTTGAGGCGGTCTGATCGAGCCAGTTTTCCAGCGTGCTCATTTCGGTTTCGGTCAGGATCGGCCACTTGACCGGATAAGTATAGCGGGCATGGCTGTAGCGTTCGCGCTGGTGCTTGTAGCCGTTGGCGGACTCAAACTTGACCTTCGGGGCTTTGCGAATCCTCGGGGTGCCCCAGCTAGGGGAGGGGAGAATGTCGAAAAGAGTATCCTGGACGGTGACCGGCATTAGAAGTTTCCTCCGCCAGCAAAGGCAGCACGGGTGCTGGGATCAGAGCGCAGTTTCTGAATAACCATATCAACTACCCACTGGCCGGCATCAAGCCGTGGAGCTGATGCTTTAACTTCGGTGTCCTTGCTGGCGTTGTTGATGATGTTGATAGTCGGAGCCGCACCGGTAGCCGTAGTCTTATTGGCGAAGCGTTCCAGCATGGCGTTGTGTTCACGATCAAGGACACGTTCACCGGTTTGGAGAATGGCCGGTATTTCATCAGAGGCAAGGCCGCCGGAGTGGAAGCGCGGGACAACCAGACCGCCATCGTGCATAACAGCAGGAGCCCATGGACCGGGGGAAGCTCCAGCATAGGTGGTATTTGGGTTATAGTTGTCGATAGTGCCACCGCCGAATAGACCAGATAGACCAGCAGCGAGCGGACCGGTGATTGCCTGCCGTGTGGCGATCCGCACCAGATCGGTGATGATGCTGTTCGCCATATCTCGGAAACTAAACTTGCCGGTCATGGTGAACTTTACCAGGGCATCTTCCATGCCTTTAAAAGCATTTGTAAAAGCCCCTTCAAGCTGTTTGCCCATATTGGCGGCTTCGTCTGCATATCTCTGCAGGGCGTTGGTCATGCCACCGATAGGTGTGGCATCATAGAGAACTTTCTGCTGATCAAGCAGCTTGGCATTCTCGCTGCCGATTTTTTGCAAGATCTGCAAACGCTTCAAGTCGGACTGCGGCCCCTGTTCGTTTTCAAGCCGGTATTGTTCTTCAAGCAGGGTAATTGACTGATTTAGCAGTTCAATGCGTTTCGTGGCAGCATCGCCGGAACTGATCTGATTGAACTTCTCCTGTGAATTAATCATGGCCAGATCTATTTCAATCTGCAGGGCCTTTGCATCTTCCAGCGCTTTCCAATCGTCCAGAGTCTTTTTGATGTAATCGGATTCATCTTTCAGCATGGCTACTTCTGCCGCCTGAATTTGGAGGCGGATAGCGGCTGCATCGGCGCTTCCCTGTCGGGCTTCGGCTTCTTGGATATGATATTTTTCAAGCTTTTTTAGCTCAGCAGCCTCTTTTGGGTATGTTTCAATAAGCTTTTCGTATTCATCATGAATTTTGGTCAGTTCTTTTTCATGGGCCGTCAGGGTCGGTTCGCCCTCTTCAATGGTGCGGAGCTTTGAATTGAAGGCAGAAACGAAACTGTTGTACTGGTTTATTTCAGCTTCAGCGGCTTTGTCGGCCAACCGTTTTGTCTCTGCAGCTTCTGCGGCTTTCCTCGCGGCTTCCTGTTTGCTCATCCGCGCCATTTCTTTTAATGTCTTATCGCGTTCTTCTTCCGCCCTGGTCTGTTGGTCGTTTTCTGTTCTGTCCTGATTTCCGGCTTCATCATAACTATTGTTTACCCAGGGTTCTTTGACCAGTTTCCACGTTGCTGAGACAGGATGGGCAACGGCCTTGGTAATATCCGCAAGATTGCGGGCGAATTCTCCCAGGGCCCCGCGATTATCCTCAAACCATTTCAACATGCTTTTCAGTTTCTCAGTGGTGGAGTCGATCAACTCGCCAAGTGCCGGAGCAAACGCCTCTCCGAATGCCAACTTGAATTCGTCATAATATCGGGTCAGTGATGTCAACTTTTTACCTGTTGAGTTCATTGACTCTTCATAGACACCTTGAATATTAATGCCGTATCCAAGCACTTCATTCTGACGAGCCAATACCTTCTGATGTTCAGTCAGCATGTTTGTAGAAATACCAAGGCTATCTGCCATCTTCTTGTATGAATTTTCAAAGTTGACGTTGATGCCTATGGTCCGGAGTACTTCAACCTCTCCGGAACGGATGCCTTGAGTCATGCGGTCAAACGCCTCGGAAGAGTTAATGCCACCAATTACAGCAGCATCCTGCGCGACTCTGGCAAGGTCAGCTGCTTTGGTGACGTCCATCTGTGATGCAGCCATTTTGGTGAGGGATTCGCGGGAGGATTCGGTAGTGATGCCCATTTTACGGACTTGTTTTTCAAAAGCATCCATCTGGCCGGAAGTGTACCCGGCATTCTGCCCGACTACATGCATTGATACGCCGAGAGTGTCTACCCTTGCGGCATATCTTGCTGCTTCGGCGATGTAGTCTTTCATTTCGATCAGTTTTTCAACGATCTTTTCAATAGCCTTTTCAATCAGACTGCCACCGGCAAAGGCGGTCGCCATCTTCGCCCAGGAAGATTCCATAAGTCCCGTGGCGCTTTGAGTTTTGTTGCCAAGGTTACCAACAGAATCGGCAGTTTTATCCACTCCAGCGGTAGTTGCTGCGACACCCTCTGCAGTAAGCGATATTTTAACATCATTCAAAGCCATAAAATCACCTTAGTTCGGGCAGGTTGAACAAACCGTTTCCAGTTGCGGACCATAGAAAACGCGGCAGTTTTCTATCTTTGTTCCGTGGCAATAATCGCCAAGGCCTTGATGTTGTTGGCTGCTAACATTACTACTGTTACTTTTTTGTATCTTTGCCGAAACATACGCGCTGTCCATCAGGCGTAATAAACCCATTTCCCATGCTGTTGGATGATTTCCGCTTGTCCTGCTCCATGCCTCGATCTCTGTGAATGGTATCCGGTTTTCCATTACCCCACCGCCGGCCATGGTGGCAACAACGGTGTGTGTGCGTATTTCCGATATTTCAACAAACCATTCGATAACATGTATAACCGGGTCAAGCAGTGCATCAATAGGCGGCCAGGTGTTCTGGCCCGCCATAAGGCGAGCCCATTCCACCAGTTTGATGCTTATTCCGGCAAAAAATTGGCGCGGTCACCGATCTCCTGATCAACCTGTTCTTTTATCCAGGCGAAATCCTCATATACCTGACGGACGTTTTCAGGAGTGCAGGGCAACCACTCACCTTCGTTCATCTCGATTTCAGGGCGGTCACCGGTATGCCATGCTTTTGTGCAGGCGATCAGTATATCAAGCCCTTCTGCCTCCATCTCCTCAGCGGTACGAGCAATCTTGTTGTTGCGGTTCCGTTGCGAATGCTCCAGACGGCGGTTCAGCTGCTTTCGCTGAGCTTTCTTGTATGTTTCGGAATCAGTGCCGCAGGCGGTGATGGTGAAGCCAAGCGGAATATTTGTTTTCGGGTGAAGGATCTTAACTGGGATTCCCGCTTCTGATGTTGCTTTGGTGGAAAGGCTGGCTAATGCCATGGTGTTTCTCCTCTGCGCTATAAGCGCTAAAATGGAATGGTGTGGCTTTGGTGGTTATTGCTACGATCCCCTCCGGGGATAGTTCGATTACGCATCCGGCTTTCGACCGGATGCTATCTCACTAAAAAAGACGGTTAAGGGGAACTGTGCGGGACTCCCCGACTCCTAGGAGGAGAGAAGCCCCGCCAATCCTTATTTGCTGAACTGAATCTGGAACTCATCGTCACCGGTATTCATTGCCAGAGCAAACGCAGTATCAAGCGTCATGATACCGGCTCTGGAACCTTCACCAAGTCCGGTATAAACAAGCTTCGGTGCCGTGATGGTAAACTTGTTGTAGTTGCCGGTTGATGGTGCAATCGGCCCCAGGGTAAGCGCACCGGCACTGCCGGTTTTCCACTTGGTGAACCAATCGTACACGGCCACGGTGGTAAACTCCGGATCAAACTTGCCAGTCGGTTTGCGGTCGGTGATCAGTGCCGAAACATAACCATCAGCGGATGATACTGATTCGCGCAGCTGAACCGTGTTGGCACAATCAAGGCTGATGCTCTTGATTACGGCAGCGTAACTGTCGCAGCTGAATGTTGCGGCCTGCAGTACCGGAGGAATCGTCGCTTCAAAGGTCGGACTGATCATGCCCAGGTCAGCAACCGAATCGAATACGCCGGTGAAGGTGAATTCAGCCATAATGATGCCGCCGACTTCGCCGGTAATGCTGAATGTGCCCCTGGCGCCGCGCATCTTTTTAACAACGCCGTCTTCATACAGCCAGATCGTCAGTGACGGCACGCCACTTGACGCCGGTGTGTAGGTTGCTTTTTCATTGCTGGCGGTGACGTCTATTGTCTCCAACATCCCGCAGGCGCGCAGATACATGCCGATGGCAGGCTTTACCGAGGCGGAATAGGCAGCGCCCGCGCCTTTCAATTCGGCCTTGAACGTCAGCTTGGCAGAACGACTGCCCATGACCGGCTGCAACTTGGACAAGGTATTGAGCATGTTACTGCGCTCATTGACGCCAAAGGTTGCATCAAACTTCGGATCCAGCGCCAGAATCCCCGCTTCGGAAACGGTGATTGCTTCCATCGTTCCTTCAACGGATTCGACCTTGGCGGCGATTACTCTACGGCGTGACAGGAGCGGCATTGTCGTCTCCTCCTTTTATTTTTTTAGGCTTATCAACAGTGGCGGCAACTTCCTCCACTGGCGTAGGATCACCGATGATTATTGTTTCAGAAGCATCTGAGGTGGTGACGGTAAAGGTCGGTTTCTCTTCCATGGGTTCTCCTTTTACTTTCGTGCTGGTATTTCAAACTGCATGGTGGTGAAATAATTGGGGTGATACATGCCCATATCGTTACTACTGCCGATGAAGTTGGTATCAACCGTCGTGCCGCCCTGGTTGTAATTTGCACAGAGGGCGTCTTCAATGGCGTTTTCCAGATCATCCAGCAGGCCGGGTGCCGCTTCACGATTTTCGGAGTGGATCCCCACGAAGAGAATGAAGCTGTGGTCATATTGCTTTGCAGCGATGTCGGTCAGCTTCCGATCCGGCCTAACGATCAGCACGATAGGCAGATCAGCAACATTGATTTCCTGACGGGTTTTGAATCCGGTTTTTACCGTCAGGGATTTACCCGGCCAGCGGGACGCCATCAATGTTGTGATTGCAGATGATGCCTGAATGGTGGCGATCATCTGCGCTGAGATCGTGGCGAAGCTCATTTACTGAACTACCGTTCCGCCGGTGACGTTGCTGTCTTTGGCCAGAAATCCGACTCCGGCAACTGCTGCCGCAAGGGCGATATCTTTTGGAGCAACGCTGCCGCCGCTGAATAGTGGTAAAACGACCGATAAAATAGCGCCCAATAAGCCGGTTAATGTTGTTTTCCAGTTTTTCATAGTGATTTTTCTCCTTATGCGATTATGCCCAAATTTCGGGCTTCAAGATTGGCTTGTGCCAGCTTTTCAGGGCTTAGCCCTACTCGTGATATCCATGAATGCCAAAAGTCTTTCTGGTGTGGTTTCTGTGCCAGTGCCAGATAATAGGCGGCGGCATGGTCTTTCATCCCTTCCAATAGGGTTGCAGAATCGGCCTGATTGGCGGCGGCAATGGTTTTGGGGCCAATGGCGCCGTCAACCGTCACACCCAATGCTTCCTGCAGCCACTTACTACCCATGCTTCCGGTGTTGACATCCTTGTCATATATCCATGTGGCAATGGTCTGGTCGTTGATCTCGCCCAGACGTTTCCAGAAGGTGGCCTCATAAAAGACCAGCACCAGCTGTTGCAAGGCGCTGATTTCGGCCAGTTTGCTGTTGAGGTGCTTTACCCAGGCGAAGTATGCAGATGTGCCATAATTAGGCATCTTGACCAGCTGGGCGGTAACGCCGTCAACATACTTCCAGCCACCCCAGCGCAGCCAGAAGTTACGGGCAATGCCTTTGTAGGTTTCGCCGCCACGGTCGGCGGGGTTGTTGGCGTAGCCGCCTTCATTGGCCATGACTTCTTTATGTGCAGTGAGAAAGATGCTCATTGATGATGCCCCATTGGGTGTTCCGGATCATAATAACGCCGGCCACCGGGGCGCGGATCATTGCCGTGCATAACGTCGCAACGGGTTTCCAGCGCGGTCAGTCGTGCTTCGTGGTCGTTGCGGTGTTCAAATAGCTCCTTGATCAGGGACTTCAATTCATCAAGTGTCGCTTGAAGGTTTGAAAACAACCCCTTCACCGACCAGAGGAAGTATCCGCCCAGGAAGATAACAACCAGAATCAGGAACCAGCTATCTACCGTTTTTAAAAAATCCGTCACGCCAACCCCCTCTTTGCAATTTCAGTATTCAATTCATTTTCAATGGTGGCCGCAATCTGCCCACCGGCATTAAATTTATTCAGGGCATCAGTCAAAAACGGTCTTTCGCCAAACTTGGCACTGCTGCCGGTGCCGTTATGAATGGACGAGGCATACTGTGCGGAGTTGAAGACGATTACTTCCATGGTTCCGGCATTGAAACTGCCTTTACTGCCGCCCGGATCAACAAAATCAAGCAGGCGTTTCAGGTTGCCGGTGCGGACCGGTACGGGGTAACCGCCAGCCCCTGCGAACTGTTGCTTGAAGTTGACAGACTCACCGGACTTTTTGGTGAAGCCACGGGATGGACCGACAATTTGCGCTTTTCGTCCGGCACCACCGGCACCATTCAACAGATCCATTGCTTCACGATGGACGCCGCGAACTACTTTTTTGAGGCCGCGCTGAACAATTTTCGGCATTTCTGCCGCCAACTGCTGCAAGCCTCGCACGATGACTTTATCACCGGATATGGTGACATTGACCGCCAGCATTAGGCGTTTGCCCCGTCGAAGTGAGATGAACTGTTAAATCCGAAGGCGGCGTCAGAACCATCACTAACACTGCCCGCCACCAGACGCGGGATAATGCGCTCTACTTCATCCTGGTAATCAGTGCGGGCTTTCTTTAACTGGGTAATGATTATGGCGGAGTTGGCATCGACGTTACCGGCCAAACGGTTGATACGCAGTTGCATTAGTTCGGCACCGGCCAGACACTTTTCCGCCCGTTTGATATGGGTTGCAAATAGGCTGTTGGCAACCGTGGCCGCGCCGACGCGATCAGTCAACAGCGCTTCCTGTTCGGTAAGAATCCCCTGCAAAAAGGCGTCAAAATCCGCCACCGTGTTGAATTCCTCGGCAACGAACTGCATGTCTTTTATGTCTTGGGGGAGTGCCTTGGTTGTCATGGTTCAACCTCGGGTAGTAGTCGGGCGTTTTGAGAACGGCAGGAAGTATTACCCTCCTGCCGTCGGTCACAACGTCCGACTGATTAGGTCAGTGCACACTTGCGAATCTGCTGAACTTCACCAACTCCGGCGTTGTACTCGCCAGTGTAGGCAACATCAGTACCGCGCATGAGGATATCGCGGTCGGTCTCTGCGGAGAGATCGGACCAGATGCCGCGTTTCAGTTTCCGCCCTGGCAGTACGACATAATATTCAGTCGTTGACAGTTTGGTGCTGTACTTGCGGTTCAGCGTGTAAACCAGCTGATTTTTATCAGTGTTCGGGCTGTTGAAGTTCAACGCAAAAGCCTTTTCGATGCGGGACTTGAGGTTGATGTTGGCGCGGAGCTCGAACGGCTCGTTACCGGTGATGACAAAACCTTTGCCAGCAACGCCAGAGAGGATTGAAGCACAGGCATTGTTGATGGTGGTGATGTCGTCAGTGGCGAATGCCTGAGCAACGGCACCGGCGCTGATCAGTGAATAGTGATCGCCTGCCATTTTGTCGTAGTACTTGGACTTGGCTTCTACTGCTGCCTGGTTGAGGTTCCAGTACATGGCATAGTTGATCCAGTCGTCCAGAATACCGATGGCGGCGGCAACGATCATTTTTGAGACCGTGGCTTTGCCATCCTGAATGCCGTACTTTTTCATCCGCTCGCCGGATTTTACTTCGGCAAAGGTGATCAGGTTGGAAACATCCAGAATATCAAAGTTGGTCTGCAGACTCTGACGCATATCAACAAAGTCGAAAAGGTCCTCAAAACCAAAGTCGAGCAGCGGATCAACAACTGATGTATAGAATACGCCAGCGGTTACCGGTGTATTGCGGTTCATCAGGTTGGGTGCATCGCTCGGGCCGGTTGCGCCTTTGGCTGCCATAAGGGAAAACATCTTGGAAACCAGTTCCTGATCAACGCCCATTTCCTTGGCAATCTCAACAGCCAACGGATTATTAGGCATTTTGTTCTGAAATAATGCCGTGAGCAGGCCGCAGAGTTTCTGCCGACGCTCCAGGACATCCATGTTCTGCATCTTCTGGCAGGTTTCTACCGTGAAGAGTTTCGTTGTGTGAGCTGCACCGCTTCCGTGAATATTCATTGAGTTAATCCTCCTTAAAGGGGTTTAGTGGTTAAGATGCCTGGTCAAGCAATACGAAGCCGGTAGCGGCAGCAGAGGCTTTATCTTCTGTTGCAATACCGCAGAGGGTGTTGCTGGCAGAAGTTTTAGTGAACTTCTTACCGGTGTCATCCCAGTACAGTTTGTCTCCGGCGGTCCATGCCACTCCGGTTTCAGAAGCATATTCAATTACGCCCTTGTACAAAAAGATGTTGGCAACAGATAGCGCGGCGCTGTTCATAGCCAGCAGTACTCGGCCATTGAGCAGGTAAACGGTATCGGTCACCGTTGCGGCGGAGTGGGTGTATTTGATGGTGCGGATCAACTCAAGGCTATCGCGCACCTTAATAGCGCCACCGATGCCAATTAAGGGAAGTCCGGCAACAGCGGGATCAATTATCCCGGCAGCGGCAAGACCGGTGCACAGTACGAGCAGGGCAAAAGTAAGCAAAATAGGAAAAGTGATTCGGGAGTACAGCGTTTTCATAATGGTATCCTCCATAAAAGTTTGTGTGAGCGATTACTGCCCGACAGTGCCGAATAGTTCGTTATGTGCGGGAGAACTGAAGTCTTTCTTCCCCTTGGTTTCCTGACTGCGCTGTTCGCCTTCTTTGCTGCGGTCTTCGCGGTCGCCCTGATCTTTACCGGTGAAGATGGTATGAGTCGGGAACTTCTCGCGGGCCTTAGTCTCGAACTTGTCGCGGGTCATTTTCAGACGGTCAAGGGGTAAGGTAGCAAGGAAATCGGATTCCTTTTTCTGGGCATCAGCATCAACCGGTACTTCATCAATGAGAGAACCGAATTTAACGGCATCTTCCACCAATGATTTACGGTATGCCTTGCCTTCTTCTGCCAATGGTTCCAACGCCTTGATTTTGGCGTCTTTCTCGTCGTTCAGGGCTTTAATCCCTGCGGCGATCTGGTCTTCTGTGGCGGTCTCGGTCAATGACTTGATTCCGAGTCCAACCAGCATTGCAACGAGCATCTTCATAGTTGACTCTCCTTTATCTGTGGTGTCCTGAACATGCAGGGCTTTTTGAGCGGTTGCGCCCGGTTGGGCACCAAGCCAGACGAGAGAGCCTTCCAGCGCTTCGCCGGGTGATACATATTGATAATATTGTGCAGGGCCGTTGGGATCTTTGCGCACGGCGGTGAGATCGGCGGCAGCAAAACCAATGGAGCAGTGATCGCAGATACCGCCATCAACAGCGGCGATCAGTTCATCATTACCGGCAGTTTTAAGCATGTAGCCCCATGACCAGAGCACCTTGCAACTGGTGGCACCGTCCGGCAGGCGCGGTTCGACGTTGGTAATTGCTTTGAACTGTTCCGGGGTCATTTCTTCGGTGGTGGCATCAAACCACTTACCGCAGGGACGTGAGCGGCGGTCGTGACCTTCCAGCATGGACTTGCCAGGCATGGAGGTTGCGAATTGGTCAAGCATATCGGAGGGGAAACATTCGTTGTCGCGGTCGATACAGTTGTGCGCCATAAGGAACTTGCGCACAAAGACCTGATCAGCAGTCAACGCCGTAAGGGCATAGCTGTTGATCTTGGCCAGCATCTCCGGCGTACATTCAGCGCCGGCGATGGCCGCTTTCAGTCCGAAGGATTTAAGGTATGACTTAGACATCTTCGGAGCCAATTTCTTTGCCGCCACGGAAGTAGAGACGCTGGCATTTACCGTCACGCAAGGTGATTACGGAAGAAGTATCTTCGGTGAAACTTTCAGGGGATGCTGATTCTTCGGTCGGAGCAGCATCAGCATCGGCATCTTCAGGAGCTGGATCTGTTGCAGCATCAGTTGCGGCATCTTTCTGACCTTCTACGCCGGAACCTTCAAATGAAGCGTCTTTCTCGGTTATTCCATCAACTTTGCCAGCTTTTGCCATGATAAAACCCTCCGTATAAACCTTATTCAAGCGATGACTGTTCTGTTACCAGCTTTCAATGCCGCAGTTGGGCAGAGTAGGGCACTATTTCACGCAGCTAATAAAAAACGGGCGATAGCTTCTTCATCTCTGCGGCGGCGCCACTTTTTAATTTCTGCCAGGTCGATAACATCAACGGCAGCAGCAATGCCGTCAGGGGCTTCAACGATAGAGATAGTTACAGGGTGCGATACTTCGGCAATGACAGATACCCGGTCAGGCGTTTCAGAGACACGCATCTGTGCCGGAACGGGTGCCTGTTGAGGCTTTGGCAACATCCGGCGGCCGGATGGGATACCACCAGTGAAGAGTAGTTGCTCCGGCTGGCCGGAAACATCCGCCGTGACGCTGACAATATCCGGAGCCTCAGTAGTGGCAAGAGTGGCGACTATGCCGCTGTAAACTCCGGCGGCCACGGTAACTGTATCGGGGCTTTCCGTAGTGGCGAGTGCCGCCGATACAATGACGTCGAGCGAGACTGTTATGCTGTCCGGGGCTTCGGTTGTAGCGAGAGTGGCGGTATTGATGACGGATCCGGAGACCGACACCGTATCAGGGGCCTCAGTAGTTGCCAGTGCCAGGGATATTGCAGAATCGACAGCGACGTTTGCCGCCAATACGTCAGGGGCTTCTGTAGTTGCCAGTGTAAGAGCATCAATGGCAGCGGCAGTAACAGCGACGGTATCAGGCGCTTCCGTAGTGGCAAGGGCGGCGGAATTTATGACGTTGCCGGAGATTGATACAGTGTCGGGTGCTTCGGTGGTGGCCAGCGCAAGGGTAATATTTGAGGTGACGTTGACGGTGGCGGCGAGGACGTCGGGCGCTTCCGTTGTTGTCAGAGTCAGTGAATCTATGGCGGCAGCGGTGACGGCGACAACATCCGGGGCTTCGGTAGTAGCAAGGGTAGCGGAGTTGATAACCTTGCCGCTTGCCGAAACCGTGTCGGGTGCCTCTGTAGTTGCCAGAGTGGCAGAATTGATGATGTTGCCGGAGACCGCCACCGTGTCAGGTGCCTCAGTGGTGGCCAGTGTCAAAGTTACCGCTGAAGTTACAGTGACAGAGGCTGAAAGCACGTCTGGCGCTTCTGTAGTGGCGAGGGTCAGACCATCAATGGCGGCAGCGGTTACAGCAACGGTGTCTGGTGCTTCGGTGGTGGCCAGGGTAGCGGAGTCGATGACGCCGGATGTGACAGAGACAACATCCGGTGCTTCCGTAGTGGCGAGGGTGGCGGATATAGTCCCGCCGCCCGAGTTATAAAACTCCCCACCATAAAAGTTACCACCATAAAAAGAGGTAGCCATGTACTACCTCCTGTTAGGTATTCAGCGACTCCGCAGTTACTTGATGAATAGTCCAAGCTGATGAAGTACCGGGAGTACAGCATAAACCACAACTGGTGGCGGCTGTTATATCGAACCCGGCTGAGTCAGCGTTGATAACTTGCGTTTTGAACCCAGTGGTGAATGATAAATTGTTGGCTATCTGCATCGTTCCGGTGACAATAGTAGTTGCTGAACCTGCCGCTACAGGGCCACGTACAACGCCAGTAATAGTTACCATAGCAGTATCGGCTAGTGCGGTTGTAACAGCCCCCGTAAGAGTCACCCTTGCTGTATCCCCAGTTGTGCCGAGTGTACCAAACGCAAGATCAAATATAGGCGCGGTTGTCCCTGCCGCAGTCTTTGATATAAATACCGTCCAACGGAACATCGTGCCGACTTTCCATCCGGTAGGCGGGGCCAGCAGTTGAGAGCCAGTTATATATGTCCGTGTGACTGCGGGTGATTGATCTGCTGTTGAAAAATTGGTACTTCGATTATTTACTGTGTCATTCAAAGACACCATTGCCCATCCAGCGGTAGCAGTAGTTGAGTAAACTAGAAAAGCGCCCTTACCCTTTGGATGCCTGCCGAATGTGAATAATGTTGAACCATCGGTAAAGGTCGCGCTGATAGCAAACTGATCGTTAATGTTGCCGCATGATTTGACATGCACAAATACCATCTGCCCATCGGCACCAGCAGGCAGAACAAGTAAATCCTGGTCACTGTCTCCGTCCGTGGTGCATTCAATTACTGATGCTGTGATGGTTATTGCTGTACTGTTATGTGAACAGGCAACAGTCTGTTTAGCGCCATCAAAGATGCCGGAGAAAGACAGATCATTAACGACATGATCTTTCGCCCAGTTAGTGGCGCCAGTTCCACTGAAAGTGCCATCTGCGGCATCTGCGTGAGTAATTCCGGACATAGCCCGTTACCCGTGAGTAATAGTAGCAGCTGTGGCCTGCACAGTATTGCCGTTGGCAATGGTTGTGGTGCCGATGATGACATCTGTAGCTGAAGTTCCAACCGTCAGGCCGGTAGCAACGGCGGCATTGGCAGCGGTCCAGAGTTCAGCCTTGGCGGCTGTTCCGCCAGCTGAAGCAGAGACCGAAAGCGGCAGGCCGTTGAGGGTTAATACTCCGGCAGCGGCGGCAGCGGCAGCAGTGGCGGAAAGCGGGATTTTTGCCAGAATCCCGGTAGCGGGCGCGGCAAGTGCGGCTGTACCGATAACCAGAAAGCCACTGGCTCCGATTGCGGCGGTGATGGCATCCAGACGGGCATTTTTAAGGGTGGTGCTGTAGACGACTGACATGATTAATTCTCCTCTTCGTGTATGGTTTCGGCGGAGATTATGTCTCCGTCCGCGTCTCTGATAAATTTCACTTTCCCGGGGGGGCGTTGTTTCGGTTGTTCAACCTTCACATTCACTTCCATGGGAGGCATGGCGATTTTGATTTCAGGGGTGAGATTAATCGTCGGTTGTACCTGATCAGCCGTTTTTGTTTCCGTGATAAGAACATGTTTTGCCTCACTGGCTGCCGGACGCAAACTGCACCGGTCGCGTGGGTGGGTGGATTTACCCGGAATTGGGGCCTTGTCGATATCGTACTCTCCCGCAAGGGCAAGGCAGATCGGACAGGCATCGGGGGCGCATACGAATTCAACCCGCTTTATCTCGCACTGTTTCCATTCATCAATCTTGGCACTTTCGGCAGCCATACCCATTTCACTACGCGCCAATCTCTCCCAGCTGCTGTTCTGATCGCCAAACAGTTTATTCAAACGCTCGGCCACGTTAAGCGGGTTAGTTCCGGCGATGGTGTGAGCCTGCATTTCAGTGATGATCTTGTCGCGGATCGCCAGCGTGGCGTTATCTTTCACCAGTTGAAAGCCGGTCTTGACCAGCTCGTTATAAATCTGCTGATTTTTGATGATGTCCAGTATGGGGCGCTCGTTGCCGATCAGGTTAGCGGCCTGAATAAGGCCGGAGCTGTACGCTTCCCCATAATAGGACTTGAGTGGGGAATCCGGATTGTCGGGGGTGTAACTGCCCAGATAACTTTCCATCTCGGCAAAGATTGCGGCTCGTTGCTCTACGGTGAAGGTGAATACTTCATCGCCTGGAGTTTTCACCATGCCAAGGGCAAGGCTGGTCGGATCGAGCTTTGAAATTATAAAGATCTTGGTGGCCAGCTCCTGCCAGTCAACTTTCAAACGGTTTTCATAGCCGGTTTCAATCTGGTCGAGCTGGTCCCAGGGGAAAGGGCGGGATTCCTTAGAATTTTGAATGGTGGATTTTGAATGCTGGGTTGAACCGCATCCGCAGGCTGATTTTTTAGCAGGGGGAATGGTAACGGGGAGCGAGGCCTGATTGCTGAGTGTAGCCGCGCTCCCCATTTGGTCAGCCTGGGCATTAAGGAAGCGGGCCTGTGCCTGGGCAACAAGGTCGCGTAGGTTTGGAGTTTCAAAGACAATGCCCCAGTCACCCGGTTTATCAAGGCTGGTGGTAATGTTCTTCCATGTCCGGCCACGCATTTTCAAGACGATAGAGAAGAGGCGTATCAGTTCCGGCAGCATGGCAAGTTGTCTGATTTTGGCATCCTGCAGCGCGGCTTCAACTTCCAGCGCGGCCATCCCCTGCACGGTTTTGCCACCGATACCGAGCATCCACGCTGGCAAACCGGTTTTACTGACGATCTGTTCCAGCACATGCTGTGCGGGCATCTCCAAATCAAGAATATGACCATCGGCACCAATAACGGTGATTTCCATATCAGCATCTGCACTAATAGCGGTGACAAAATCGGCACTTTTACCGGAGCGTTTCGCCCTGATTGCCGAGTCAAAATTGTTCTGTATTACCGTGCGGCGTGATTCGAGGGTATCGCCCCCCAAATCCTTTTTATTGGTTTTGTATTTGACGTGATAAGAGGGGTCGCCGAAGCGTTCCCATGAGTTGCTGACGCTGTTTTGCATAGTCATAAGCAACTTGGAACAGAATTCCATGGAACGCATCAACGAGACGCCGTATGGGTCGGAGTTTTCGTTATTGATGCTGAAATACATTTTATTTGCAGGATTCAGCTTCACTTCCCAGCCGCTGTTGATGTAGAGCGCCTGGTTATAGGTGGCGTTGATAATCCGCTCTGCCAGAGTATTGGGCGACTGATAGCGGGTTACCGAGGCGGGCAGAAAGGTGTTGATGTAGCGATACCACGGCTCAGTAGCTCCGCTGTCGTTACGGCGGAAGATGATCTGTTTTGAATCAGGCACCCGCAGGCCGGCGATGTCGTCAAGCGCGGCGGTTGCCAAAAACTCCGGCACGGCAAAGCCCTGCTCAAATACTTCGTTGCTGAAGTTTTCCAGAAACGCATGAATGCCCTTCTGATGATCATTGACCGGTACGTTAAGGCAGAAATCTTCCAATTCTTTCACCAGGGCGGCATTGTCTCCGATGATCTTGACCGTGCCATTGAGAGAAATCAGACGGCGGATTGCAGAATCAATGATCGGGATACCTTCACGCAGCGCCTCGTAAAAATCCCCGGAAACTTTACGCAGATAATAGTCCTGGAACCAGGGCGTCATTGGTCCTTGACCGGCGGCTGGAAAGTATTGGGTGCGGGTGGCTATATCCGCCGCTTTAGCCCTGCCTATTTCAAAACCGAATAGTTTCATTGGTGCTCCTTCAACATGCAAATAGGTCTTCAGCGGTTTCGCCCGGCAATACGACCCGAAGTGTCAATACGCGGTCAGCATCAATGGCGTGGTCGTCAATGTCTTTGTAGATACGGCGGCTCTGGCCGTTGCGGTAGGTGTGACTCGGGTAATAGAGCATGATGTCCGGATCGTACGGGTACTGCAGCTCCACCCGCTGCATTTTAGCAGTGAGCAGGTCAGTGGAGAGTTCCTTCGCTGACAGTCTGATCGGCTTCCCGCTCTTCTTGTCGATGATGTTTTCACCTTCTTCACTGACGGCATCATAAGCGGCGCCGAACTGATAACCGGTCAGCCGGCCTTCATAATCTTTGGCGGCGTACTGCTCCTGCCCTTGAAGGTTATGAACAACGGCTGATCCGGCGTTACCAAAGTCAAGACCCCAGCCCATTTTATTCTTGCCACCGTCAAAGAGATCATCCAGGGCGTCAACAGCTTCGGCCTGCATATCGTATGTGACACCCTTCAACTGGACACGGGCAATCAGGCGGTGTGTTTTCCCATAAATCAGTTTGACGTAAATCTCGGTCGGGTCTTGTGAAAAGCCAAGGTCGGCACCGCCGAAGCAGAGACCGGGAAGAGGATCAAAGAACGCCTTGATCTCAGCCTTGATGTCGAAGCCATGCTTGCTGATGCGCTTGTCGCAGATGGTGACCGGTTCGGGCTTGCCCTTTGCGCCATCAACCACCGGCGCGGCTAGATCGTAACCGTAGATGCTGACTTCGGCGTGTGACTCATCCACCAGAATCTTGAGGCAACGATATTCAGGGATATCGTGCAACAGGCGCTGAAACTGATACCAAGGGAAGACGCTGTTTTCAGGGTCGCCCCAGTTGCCGAGCACGTTCTGCTGAAAGCCGGGAGAATCTTCTCCGCCGTACTGTTCGATATAAAAGCGGCGCCGCTCGAGTGTCCAGAACGGGGCTGGCATCAACTCTTTTGACCAGTGGAATTTATGGAAGGAAAGGTTTTTGATTCCGGCATCTCCGCCGTTTTCATCTTCCTTCAGTTTCCCTTCTGCTTTCTGGCAGAGGCGGTAAAAGACCGTGGAGCGGTCACCATCGGGGGTGCTATAGAGCTTGTGGACGCAACCCGGTTTACTGGCTCGCCAGAACTCCTTAAAGATGTCGGGGTTCTTGGCCTTGGCGGATTCGTCAAACATGGCGAAGGTAGAAACGTGGACCCCGCGCAGCGCTTCGCCATCGTGACCGGTCGGACGGAAATCGACCTTGAAGCCATTGGCAAACTTGAGGTGGTGGTGCGGCTGCTTGCGGTGGAGTACCAACGCCTTGCCGAGCATGGGATTATGGTTGAGCTGTTCGGCGATGCTGTCGATGATTTCCAGCAGGTGAATGGTCATCGGAGCGGTAACAAGGCCGCTGCCGTTCGATACGTTAAAGGCCTTGTGCAGGATATAGCCGATGATCTCGCGGGTTTTGCCAACCTCGGCGCCGCATTCGTGCAGGGTGTTGCCGTTGTAGCGGATTGATTCTTCCTGATAGTCCCAATACGTCCAGGGGCGTTCCGGTTCGTCGGGATTACGCAGGAAAGCGGCACACCAGAGCACCGGATCATTGCAGATGATGGCAAGTTGGAACTCTTCCAGTGAAGTGAAAGGTTTTGGAAACTCTTTCCGGGCGATCTGGTGCCACGTCCAGTCGAGTGCCTGTAGCATGTGCTCGAAAGTAGCTTCGGGTACGATGATCGTTTTGCCGAGGTCGGCAATATGATCAACCTGGGCGAGCATCATTCAGCGGGACTCTGTTTCTTGGCCTGTGCCAGAGCATTGCCAGCGTTGCGGAAAATATCGGCAATTGTAGCGGCTGCGGTATCGTCGGTTTTCTTTTTCTCCAGTGCGGCAGGGGAGATCATGAAGTCCGGCATGGTGACGCCGACGGCTTTAAGCAGATTGGCCAGAGCCAGCAGGGACGGATTCGGCTTGAGAGCGTAGCCGATCACTTTGCCGTTCTTGTCCATCTTCTCATCCTTCATGTAGACGCCATGCTCAAGGATGCTGCTCTGAAGTTCATCTATTACTTGAAGTGATTGACCTATCTGCAATGATACAACGTCTTTCAGGGCGTTGAGGTCGCCACTGCTTACAGCCCGTGAAACAGCTTCGACGCAGGAGAGCATGTATTCCTTGTCGAGGCATTGCTGACCGGGACGAGTGGCGCCGTCATCGACCAGAACGCAGGGGTACTGCGGACAGGTTGATTTGCAGGGTTTGCCAAGGTTGAGTATGCGGGTGCGGGCATGAAGGCCGTGTTTCCATGCGTTCATGCGGCTGGCGGCTTTGCCTTCGGGGGTTGATGGCCCGGGTGAAGTTTGTCCGGCACGGCGGCGTTGTTCAATGGCCGCTTCGGTCATAGTGTAAGTGCGTTTTTTTACACAGAGGCGCTCAAAGATAGGATCAGGGGCGTCTTCGTTTATTTCTTCGCGGAGTTGTTCATATTCGCTGAGCAGTCCAGGCTCGCCGCTGTCGATACGCAGGCGGAGTTCGTCAAGTCGGAGCTGTTTGTCATCTGCCATTAAAAAACCCTCCGGGTGAAAATACTTTTTCACTCCTGAAGGGCTTCATATCAGCTTTCAAGGTCTTATTCGGGCAGGGTGTGGCATTATTTCGCTTTGATTAGCTGTTTACTCCCTGAATTATCCGCCGTACCTGTCGACATTTCAGCCGGTATTTAATCGACAATTCTTCATAATTGAAGCCGGTGAACTCATTACGAAGCCGCCGATTGCGTTCTACTCGATACAAATCCTGCAAATCGGGGAAGGTGAGACGGATTCCGCCGACCGTTTCAACCATCACTTTGATGATTAGAGGGGCCATATTGCCGAATTCCCGTTGCAACCTACCGAAAAGTTCCTCTACAGCCTCCTGATTACCTGATCTGGTCATCATCCCTCCTCAATTTCTTTGAATCTCTGGTTTGGAATGCTGGTTTTGCGTAGATGTCGGTCACTGATCGCAATGTATGGCATGGTGGTCTTCGGGTCTTCATGGCCAAGTGCCAGCTGCACCATCAGCAGATCAACGTGGTGAATCTTGCAGCGGCAGCGGGGGCATTCTTCATCACCGCTGTCATAGAGATCGCTGGCGAAGGTCGAACGGAGCTTATGTACGAAGGTTTCAGCATCAATGATGCCAACTGACCGAGCATGTTTTTTCAGAATGTCCTGGGCACTATCTACGCTGAGCCGGGTATGCATCTGGCCACGCAACCGGACAAACACGGCACGGTGATTTGTGGGAAGATTGGAACGGGCAACAAGCCATTCACGCAGAATCTTTGCCGGACGCTCTCTGATGGTGATGGTCCGGTCCTTGCCGCCCTTGCCATCCTGAAAGTGCAGCCGGATCACGCCGCCGGAGTCGTGGACGTTGCTTGTGTCGAGGTTGCATAGTTCGGAAACACGAGGACCGGCAGCATAGAGCGTCATCAGGATAGCGAGATCTCGCAGGCCTTGCAGTTTGCCGCGATCCGGAGCGGAGAAGATCGCCCGGAGCTCCTCCACGCTGAACTTCTGTGGCAACTTCTCCTGAATCTTCGGAGAAGGTACTCCTTCAGTCGGTTCGGCTATAATGAGGCCGGTGTATTTCATCCAACTAAAGAAAGACCGGAGCGCGGATAGTTTCATAGCTCTGGTCGAGTTGGACATATTGCCCTTGTCGTAAAATAAAGCCCTCTGCCATGCATTAACAGCTGACTGTGACACCTTGTATGGGTCCTCGTCTAATTCAGCCCCACGAAGCCACTGGAAGAATCCACGCACCACTTTCTCGTACTGTTCCACTCCTCTGGCCTTGTGACCCTTCTGGATGAACAGAAACTCCATCCATTCTGCTATCAACGTATCAATTGACTCAGTGCTCATTTTTCACACTCAATATTAGGGCTTGCGCTTGAATATACGCACAATCTTTGCCATGAGGTTCTTTCCCTACTAGATAAGCCCCACAATAGAAACAGTAAGGGTCCCCGTCTGTTTCTCCCGCGTAACTACACCCCGCCTCAAGCATTTTTTGTATACAGCTTATAAATTTGTTTTCATCCATAATCCCCCCCGCGCCCCCCGCTTTTGGAAAGGGCAATGCCTGAAATTACCTGCAAAACTTTGAAATCCCCCCGCGCCCCCCACTTTTGGAAAGGGTTTTAGGAAGTGGGCTCGGTACTAGACTGTGATAGGGGGGTGGTTTGGGGTTCGGTTCCTGACTTATTGATGGGGGGTGGTCTCCCCTGGTGCATCCCAGACCTACCCTATGACCTATCAACTACCCTTTGACCCTGTGAAATATTACTTTCAAAACTATCAATACCATTTATGTGACACTACCCTTGACCAACTACCTTTACTCTCACATGGCCTTGCCCTACTGACACCAATTGATTCCGCTATATCCGTTTTGATATGGGCTAATTCTTGTAAGGCTCGACAAGGGACTGCACACCATTGCATCTATAAAACGAGTATTAAAGGGCTTACGGACTATTTACTTATATAAAAAGAAGTCTATCAAATACCTTTTTTCGGGAGTAACTACAGGCGAAACCAAGCAGATCCCTTGGAAGATGAAAGCGAAGCTTAGCGTTTCGGCTGGCGGCAGGGCATGTTTTGACTTTCCCCCATTTCCCTTATTGACATAAGCATAGTATTTACAGTAGTTTAACTCAGGGGGAAAGTTAAAAATACACCGGAACTTTCCCCCGACTTTCCCCCGACTTTCCCCCGACTTTCCCCCAACTTTCCCCCTAACTAACTAACTAAAATAATTCAGGAATATAGTGTTTAAGGGAAAGGGGGAAGCTGTTTCAAAAAAATGCGCCGGAACCCTGAAAAACGCTAAGCAAAAAAAAGAGAAGTGAGGCGGAAACAACACAGGTTTCTTGCCCCCCTTCTCTTCATTGTTAAAATGGGATGCTCATCTCGAACAGATCACCTCACCCACACATGCTGGAACTTGAGATAGTTGTTGCCGTTGACCTTCTTCCAGTACATCCCTTCCTTACCTTCCTTCGTACAGAGCTTCCAGCCGCCCTTCTCCAACACCGTCATGTCATTCTGTAGCCTGGCACCAAATACCGAGGCCTCCGGATAGGGATTGCGCAGGCCGTTATTTCTACAGAAACGGTCCAGCGCGTAGACGATCTCTTTAGACTGGGCCACGAACTCAATTGTTGACGTCTCGAAGCGCTCCCCATCAACCAGCTTATCAACCGGCACGGTCTTGTAGAATGTCAGGCCATACTCCGGATGCTCGATCTTGAACACCTTCTCCGGATAGCCAGGCACCGTTTCAATATCGATCTCCTTGCCCTTGAAATACATCATGTACTCACGCACCAAGCCATCAAACAGCTTCAGGATGTTGTTGCTGGTGACCTCGGTGTCCTTAGACTTGGCATTCTGCTCGGCGATCCATGCATCGCGGATCTCCTTCTCGGCCATCTCATACTTGCCGCTGTCATCCTTCATGCCGTAAAGCAGCTCATCCTTGCTGTAGAGCGGAATATATTTCAGCATCCGGTTCAGGATCAGGGAGAGCAGGGCAAGATATTCGTTAGTGCGGTCCTTTGAATGCCCTGGATAATCCACATTCAACACGGTCATGTATTCCCCCAGGCGCTCGATATTGACCAACACCTCGCTCTGAATGAACTTGACCATGGCAGAAAGGATCAGATCGCGCTTTTTCTTCAGCTGCCGAAATGTCTCGGCCTTGTAAAAGTTGGGGGATGGAAACTTGCGGCGGTCAAACCAGATATCGTAAATACGGGAAATCAACTCGGGAAGTGTGAACGGTTCAATGGCCGTGATGCAGATCAACGCTCGGGGCCGTTCCTTGACCATGGCGCTGTCGCTGCCGCTGGCGCGTTTGGCCTTGCCGCCCCTGGTCGCCGCCAGTAGCAGAAACTTCTGCATGGTGCGTGTCAGGTCTTTTGATTCAAGATTGTCAATAACCAGAAGCGGGTTCTGGGCGGCCATTGAATAAGCCGCGGCGCCGGTCGGATCCTCCAGACTATCCTTGCCATACAGCAATGAAGAAATCAGCTCAGCCGTGGTTGACTTCCCGCTGCCGGCGGATCCGGCAAACTTCATATGACCTTGTACGCTGGAGAAGTCCGTCAGAAAAGCCGACATCAACCAACAGGCGATAAAATAGCGCTGCTTTTTCTCACAGGCCATGTTGTCCATGACCAATTCCTTGAAAAGCGTCATCCCTTCCTGAATATCGGCATCCGGCAGAAAGTTGAACGGCGTGATCTCGGTTGATGACGACAACAGCACATGATCATCATTCATGCCGTTGGTGATCTCCTTGATCCCCTCGGCCGATATGCGCAGAATGGTATTATTCGGCCCGTTCAGGTTGCACCAGATAATTCCACGCACATCATCAGTATGAACCCACTGGGCCCGATCAATGCGCCGGCCATTGTTGTATGCCGTACATTTCAGGGCATCCCACACCATTCCCCCGGGAGAGCGGGTATAGAGCAGCTTGGTCAGCTTGTGCATCAAGGCATTGAAAGGCGTGTTATTACTGACTTCATAGGTCTTATTTTTATAGATCAGCCAGACGATATTTGACGCATCCCAATAAAAACGGCCATTCTCGCTGAAATACTTGTAGATGATGGCCGCCACTGCATTCGGGTCGGCATCCTTTGCCGAATGTTGTTCAAAATAGGCCGCCACCCGGGTGTAGAGCTCCTGCGAAAAATCAAGCGCCTGTTCTATAGATTTCCTTGTAAAGCCGATGCGCTCTAATTTCTCCATGTAGATCAGCTGTTCCATCTCGCCGCGGCTGGCCATCATCTTGAAAACGTCATAATCCTTCAGGTGCTTGCTCTTCTCCTCAAGAGATTCAAGATTGCCCGCCTGGGCAATCTCCCAGGTAATGAAATCAATAGAATCCAGAATCAACTTTTGTACTTCCGGTTTTCGGACAACATCCGCCGGCAGGTTTTTCAGAAAACTATCCGGATCATCATTGGAGACACCATAAACTATAATGCGAATATTTATGTCAGGCAGAGTGGAGCATATCTTGCGGATATACTTTTCGCCCCCCTGGTCGTTATCAACCCACAAATAAAGATGTTTGCCCCGGCAGCGGCTGCCCAACGCCTTGATTTGTTCATCAGAAACAGTGCCGATCATGGCCATAACATTCCGCAGGCCACTATTCAGAATCTGCAGGCGATCATTTTCACCCTCCACCAGAATAATCTCCTGATGATGTTCAAGCGCATCCTGACCGTAGAACATCCACCCCTTGCCCTGCTTCTCCTTCGGCAGTTGGTAGGCGACCTTCTTATCCGGATCCTTCATAGTGAAATGCAGCACCTTCTCACCAGCAAAGTGCGGGAAAATCACAAATCCCTTGGAAAAGAAGTCCAGAGTCCGGTATTGCCCTTCCCCCAACTCCTTGATCTTGGCCATTCCGGATTCAATGATCTCCTCGTCGCTAAATTCCAACGAGCGGAGATGATCCAGCAGTTTGCCATCAGACCAGCCGACCTTCTCTTTTTTCAGCACATCAATGGAGTGGCCCCGCGTCTCGGTCAGATACGCCTTGCCGCCGTTGTCCAGCATCCGGCCATGGTAATAATCAGCAGCCAGGACCTTCACTTTTTCAACGCGTGAAAAGCGGGCCTTCCGTTCGCCCTTCTCTTCAAGGATTATATTGGCGATCGCGGCGGCCCGTTTCAACGCTTCGGCTTTCGACTCGTTATAAAACTGCTCCAGAAACGTGAAAACATCGCCGCCGGAATCATCTCCACACTGGAAACAGTGCCATGCCGCCTGTGATTCACGGATATTGAAACAGTCATGACCCTTACAGAAGGGGCATTCCTCCAGAAACAGCTGACTGCCCGCCTTCTTGGTCTGCTTGCCGGTGGCGTCAGTGATAACAGCTGCAATGCTATGTATTGCGTCTTTGACGCGGGGAAAATCGCTCATGATCGCCTCAATCAGTTGCCTCAGATTTTGTGTGCTGCCTTGTGCCGCCATTTGTAGAGCCCCCAGATAGATAGGAGCAGATAGAGGATGAACATTGTTGCCTGGGCGTAAATGCCCTTGTAGAAATCGACCGCTGCCCAGGATGTATTGGTTACAATCCAGATGTAAAAGCAGCGGCGATCTTGGTGAGTATTGAGGATAACTCCGATTATGGAGAGGATGGTCAGAAGCCAGGTGAGGGTGGTCATAGTGACTTCACCATAAACATCCTATCAAGTGGGCTTTTTACCGAGGATTTCTTTTGCATGACGTGGGTGTAAATCATGGTGGTCTTGACATCCTTATGCCCGAGCAGCTCTTGCACGGTACGGATCGTCTCGCCATCTTCCAGAAGATGTGTCGCGTAACTATGGCGGAAAGTGTGAGGGGTAACGTGTTTGTAAATGTGGGCTGCGATCCGTGCCGACTTGACAGCCTTCTGGATCACCGTTTCATGGATATGTGGCCGGCCCTGCAGTCCGGTCTCTTCATTTTTCCATCTGGATTCAGCCGGGAACAGATACTGCCAGCCGAACTCCCTGTTGGCGTTCGGGTATTTCTTGGCGAGTGCTCCGGGTAAATCGACAACTCCCCATCCCTCCCGCAGATCTTGTTCATGTATCGCTTTAACTTTCTGGATATGCCGTTGCATACGTTCTGCCAGGGAAGCTGGAAGGTTTAATACTCTGCAGCTGCCTCCCTTGCTTTCCCTGACAGTCACAGTGTTTTGCCCGAAGTCGATATCTTTCACCCGCAGGGACAGGCAATCAACACCATTTCGGAGCCCGCAACCATACAACAGAGCAACCACCAGCCAGACATCACCTTTTAACTGGTCAAGGATCGCTTGAACTTCTTCCCTTGTGCAGACCACCGGAAGATTCTGCGGCTTCTTCGCCCGGCTCGCGTTGATGTCTCCCAGTTCTTCACCCCGTACTCTTCGATAAAAGAATATCAGGGCATTGAAAGCCACATTTTGAGTAGATGCAGCGACCTTTTTAACAACGGCCAGATAGGTTAAATATGCTTCAACTGCTTTTGCTCCGTGTTCAGGATGTTCCTGCTTCATCTGGAAATCAATGAACTCTCCAACATATGCGCAATACATGCGGTCGGTTGCCTTGGAGTAGTGTTTCAGCTGTATAGCCTTGGAAAGTTTATCCAGGAGGGTTTCTTTCTTGCTTCTGCTTTTTATGATTCCATTATCAAGCGGTTTTATGAGGTAAACATTAGATTTTAAGGCAGTATTCATGGTTTCCTCCTTGCCGGATATACAGCTGAAACAGGTTGATAATCATTGTTAGTAAGACTCTGTTTCCCTTGCAGCCATATCCACGGATGCGATCATTGCAAAAACTCCGTACGCGCCCTTGCAATCTGCAACCAGTTTAACAATCGCTCTCGCTCTATTCCGTTCTGCTGTCAGTTTGGTTATTTGGCAGTCCTTACAAAATAACTCAGGGCCATCAATCTGCTTTATCCCATGCCAGTTGTGGATTTTACACTCACGGTAAAGGCTGAATTTCTTTAACTCTGCTTCGTTTTCTGCATTAAGTGCCATTTGATACTCCTTCGCTTACTAACCATCGGCTGTTGCGGTGAACCCGCAAAGCCTCAAGCCGTTAACTACACCGGGCAATAGTAGTCGTTTGGCCGCACCGGTTTACCATCGTCGTCAACAACCGTCAGATTCGGCTCGTCATAGTCGTCAGAATCCAGAACATCATTGAAATTCAGCCAATCAGACAACGGACTCCTTGATTCGTCCTCCATCAGTTTTTCAGGGGTTGCTTTCAGCGCCTCCCATTGTTCGCGGGTCATCTCTACTATCTGGTCATAAGTGACCTTCTGTGACGTTTGAATCCGTATTTTTACTTTCTCGCTCATATCTTCCTCCTTGAAATAGTTAACCAAGTCGCTGGAAGCCGCCCAAAAACGGCGGTTCAGCGCCAAGGTCGTTATACACCTCTAGTTACGGTCTCACGGAATCAACGTATTCCATGATCTCGTCGGCACACTGATAAATAGTTGTATCGTCATGCGGGTTACAGGTTGCGAGAATGTACGGGCATACCGTGTCGCAGAGTTGAGCCAGCCGCCCAAGTGATTCAGCATACTGTTTTTCCAGCTGCTTTAACTCCTCGTTTTCCGCAACCAACTTATCGTACTGCTCGCCAGGAACAATCACTGTATTTTGCAGTGACTTTTTGTATCCGTCTGCTTCAGAGGCCAAATCAGCCACCATGAAACGCAGTGTTTCCGCTGATAGCAGCATCAAATGTTCTTCGATGTATTTGTCTTTTTCTTCTAAGTTCATGCGCTATCTCCTTGAATTTGTTCCGATATCGGAATTCCGGCATCGGTCGATTCGACATATAACAAACGCTGTGGACCAGTCGGCATAAAACCGCCGCTGGTCACGCTAAAGCGTTATGTCACTCTACGATCTTTCAGTGATAATGCGTATTGCTGGTCTGTCTCGTAGGTATTCCCACCCAGAAGTTGAACCAACATGCGGATACCATCAGCACATTCCCGCAAGCCTTCGCGTCTACCCTGTGCGATGTAATTGCCACGTTCAGCCTCTTTCGATCCATCCTCACACTCTGGAGCCTTTGCATCTCGCTCCCACCTGTTTGCCAGTTCCAAAAGTATCGCGTCTTTCATTCTTCATCCTCCCAGTTGTTGCAGCCTAGGCATACCAATTGATAGCCACTGCCGACATTGTTTATTTCAACATCTTCGCTTCCGCACTTGAGACAAATAACTTGGAATGTTGTCATGCTGTTGCTCCTTTGATGGTGTATGCGTCCTAACCAGAACGCTCGAATCAGGCGGCAACAGGCCGCCGCTTCTAACCGGCCTGTTATCTTCCCTTCCAGATAGATAGCTTGCCGGTTTTCAGCGTTTCTCTTGCGCTTCGCTTCTGCCAGCATTTCGAGTTCACAAACATTACAGTCACAGTCTTGTTCGTGTCCGTTCATTGCGGGCCTCGTATTTTGCAGCAGTTTTTACAAACCGTTGTTCCGTTGATAACGTATACCTCTGTGCTTTTGCAGAACGGGCAAGGCGCCACTGTTGGTCTTTCGTCTGCATCGTCGCAATCAAAACAAATACCGTCGGCTGTGCATCCTTTGCATTTTGTACCCATATCTCTACCCTCCTACGAAATATAACCATCGGGTGCAGCAGAGAACCCGCTGACCCTCAAGCCGTTACCCTGCTAACCTGTATTTTTCTCTAATTGAATCAGCCGCCGCCAGACAGGCCATCTGGTCCCATGATCCCGCCTTGTAACGGCTGGCCTGAATTTCAACAACCTCAATACAATCTTTCACCACACGTTTGACCAAATCGGTGACATCAACATTTTTAGATTTAATTCGGGTGGCCGGACTACCCACTGGGAAGTTTTCCAGAGTTCCGGCTTTTTTTTCTTGAGCAAAACAGGCGGAACATAATCCCCTGGCAACAACCGGTTTAACTTCTGAGCATTTTTTACACGGACGTTCTTTGCCATATCCCATTTTTAAACCTTTCTGCCCCATCCGCTTATCTCCGGTCCTCCACAAAACGTAATGTGCTTTAGCTCACCACTTTTGTACCGTTCAAGTCGGCTTGCTGTTCATAGGGCTGTTATATTTACTCTTCCGGCGGATCCGGAAATTCCATCCAATGAGTTATCGTGGCATCGTCAAGCGGGAGACCATTCATATCAACCCACTGTTCACCATCATGGTATGCCGGCCAGATCGGTTCGTTGCTTTCCGGGGCGTAAGTCATGACTGTTGTTTCAGAATCAGGCAGCTGGTCGCTGCACTTGGTCCATTTGTTAAGCATAATACCCCCGGTCAAAATTCTTCCGCTCCACGTCGCGGCGGGTTTTGGCAATGTTAATGCCGTACTTCTCTTCCAGAATCCGCAGCGCGGTTTCACAGGAGTGTAGGCAATCCATCACCTCTTCTGCCGTGTGCTGTATATCCGGGGTCAAGGCTGACTGCTCGATTTCAACAGCTTCACTGAAAATATGTTTTGATTGAGTGGCGATGCCGTTTTGTGCGACAAAAATTGTCCGTTGAAAATTGAAGGCTATTGCATCGCCGGTTCTCGCATTCCACAACAACTTTGCAATAGTCTCATCCTGATCGACCGGTCCTTCACACATGCAGGTTTTGCAAACCCAGAAGTAATGGACAACATCATCAATCGTCACTGCATCCATATACATTTTTTCACCACCACAAAAAGGGCACGGCTTCATGGTTTATTCCCCCTCCAATTTTTCACCAGCTCACACAACAACAATTCAATGCCCTGCTCTGGTTTCTGATCATCAATAGCGGCGCGTACTTCAAGAACATGGGCGATCTCTTCCGGAAGCGTGATAGTAAATTGCTTCATACTGCCGCCACCTTTTTAAGGTGCAGGGCATATTCCTGAAAGATCTCCAGAGTCAACTTGCCCCAGTCCCGCACCAGCTGCCGCATCTCCTCATACACTCCATTATCCCAGGCAACGCTGATCCGCTTGCGCAGGGTATTCAGCTTCTGCCGTTGCTCCACCCGCTGTTCTACCAACCAGAGCCACACCCCGCCATCATCGCGCAGGGTTTCCGGCCACTTGTCACGAATAACCATATCAAGCCGTTTCAGCATACCGACATACTCAGCTTTGCACTTATCGCTCATGGCTCGCTCCTCGTTTGTCATAGTCAGTAGGGGATATCTTCATCAGATACTTGGCCGCCATCGTTCTGGATCTCCAGAGACTCCAGATAAGCGCGGATATCGCCTTCACCACCACAAACCCCGTCAGGAGTTTTCTGCCGTACCAAACCTTTGACCCGTATCGTGTCACCCTCGGCCACCGCATCCAGCAGCTTATCGCCCGGCGCCCAGAATTCGTAGAGCTCTTCCTGCTCTCGTCCATTACTGCTCTGTTTAACAACATTCACCAGAAAACGCTGGCCGCCATCAGTAGTTCCGCTTGGCTGATTACATACTTCACCGACAACAATGAAATAGGCCCGCTTTGACCCGCTTTCAATCGGTTCGAAACCGAACAGCGTGAAGCTAGACATGAAATCACTGGATTCATCCTTGCGATACTGAGAGTAAATCCCCTGCAGTTTGAACAGGCCGGTGCGGTTCTTATTCCACAACTGTTTCAATTCCGACACGCTGCCCTCTTTGTCATACATGCGGCAGTATGCCGTAACGTCACCGCTCAGACTGCTGGAGACATCAGCTTTGATGGTTACATACTTTTTGCTGTTCTCTTTTGTGGTCTCGTCCTTGATCTCGGTGATCCTGCCAATAACAATTCCTTTGGTAAAATGCTTGCTCACTTGATACCCCCTGTATTTTGATCCCGTGCTATTCGATAGACACTGGCGATACTTATTCCCAATTCATCAGCTGTAGCCTGTTTGGTTCTACCTTCAGACAGCAGCGCCAACACACGATCACCCTTGCAGCGGGCGGTCGGCTGGCGCCCCTTGTAAACTCCATCGGCCTTGGCGATGCGGATTCCTTCCCGTTGCCGCTCCAGCATCATTTCCCGCTCAAACTGGCCGATTGCTGCCAGCATGGACAACATCAGCTTGCCGGTTGGGGTAGTGGTGTCCAGGTTGATATTGAGTACCTGAAACGCCACCTTCTTTTTGTCGAGGAAATCAACGATCTCCAGCAGGTGTTTGGTGCTGCGGGCGATGCGGTCCAACTTGCAGACCACAACGGTGTCACCTTCGCGGACATAATCCATCAGTGCAGCCAGTTGCGGTCGATCCTCCTTAATGCCGGATGCCTTTTCCTGAAAAACCTTCTCAATTGCCGAATTCTCCAGCATTTGCAGTTGTGCTGTCAGTTCCTGCTCTTCGGTGCTAACTCTTGCGTATCCTATTCGTGCCATGACTGCCCCCTTGTCATTGCCTCAATATAAATAATCCGGGGAGGGGAGGGTGAGGCGGCCCTCCATTCGGTAGCTGGCCTATCCCCGGAAACAATTACGGTCTTACGCCTTCAAGGCCATGGAAACTGGCCTCTTCATAAAAGCTGCATACCGGTAATGGCTGATCAAACGTCCATGCAAAGGTGAAATCTCTTAGATATGTAGAATGGATGATGATCCCGCAGCCGTTCTTACAGCTTTTGCACTGGTTCTCCGGCATGGCTACTTACCTCCAGCGATGTAAATATAGTGGCCTGAATCATGGAGAACCTTTTCGGCGTTCATATCCTCCCGCCCAACCAAACCCATCACCACCAGAAACACCGCCAGATACAAAATTACCTGCCAAAGTTTGTATTGAGTTTTCATCGTCTCCCCCTCTGCGGCTTCCGTCCCGAGTTCCAGCGGTCGATTGCCTCCATAATGTTGTCGCTCATCAGTATCAAATGCAGATCATGCTCATTCATCATTCGCCCTGGTGTGCTGAACTCTCTCGCCGGAAGTTCAACCATCAACCCCATCAAGCGGTTTTGCTCGGCAATCATGCGGGTTTGTTCCCGTATGGCATCCGCCATGGCGCTCACTGCTTGGCTGCTTCCTGTTTGGCCGCTTCGCGCAACCGGCACACCTTATTGATCAGGTGATCACATTCCCGCGCCAGAGACGGCCATTCCTGCGATTCAACAACTCCATCAGCCAAAGCCTCGGACAACTCCTTCATCAGATGGCTGAATTCCAGAGTCACCGCTGCAACTTCTGTCGCTACAGCGGAAACATCAGGCCCTATTGAAGGGACCGTAAAAGCAACTCTCCCCAGGGCCTTCTCGATGTAATCAAGAGTATCGAAACAGTTGGATGATTTGGACAGCGGAATCAGGTGTTTTAACTGGAAGTGAAACTCTTCCAGATTCGGGTTTCCGGCAGAAGCCAGATAGCTGTAACTGATACCGATTTCGTCAGCGATCTGCTTGGCCGGCCGTCCGCAGTTGAAAATGTTGTCATGGAGTGAATCGCGCAGTGTGTTCATGTAAAAAACCCTCAATGTTACAATGTTTTTATGGCCACAAACGTGGTCTAGTGTGACAACTACGCGGCTTCGAGGGTTTCGTATTCGAAGATCAATCCTTCGGAAAGAGCGGAGCGGATGATCTCTTTGATCTTGAACCCAGCCTCGCCGGTGTAGTCGCCTTTGATCAACGCATAGACGGTTTTGTAATTGAACTCTTCACCGTTGGCGTATTTGTGATCGCGGCACCAGGCTGAAAGGAAGCCGCGATCTTTGCGGGTGAACTCGCTCCAGTCATAATTGACTGGCGAATGGATCGTGATTTCTTTTGATGATTTTTCCATGGTTGTTTGCTCCGTTGCGATTTCTATAGAATTGTGTAGAATGGTGAATCGTGCTGAAATCGTTTACTTACAAAATTGATGGTGAGACGTTTATTGCGCATTGGTTACGGTGTCTTCAGTGCGATCATCCGGTTTTTATTGATGCGGCTGATATACACTCCAATGAACTTTTTTTCTGTACCAGTTGCGGCCTTGATTCCCGCTTATCAGCGGATTTGTTAAGTTCTATAGAACCAATGTCTATAGAAATAATACACTGAGTGAAATTAGTCAACAGGAAAATATACTATGGTGAATAATTTTTCTAACAGGCTGGAAATTTTGATAAAAGAGAACAAGACCAAGAAAAAGGACCTTGTGCAGGAAATTGGCCTAACACCTGGGGCAATAACCAATATGATAAAGGGCTGGAGCAATCCCTCCCTTAGTGCAATTAGGGCGATTGCCCGCTATTACCGTGTCAATGAGGAGTGGCTGGAGCATGGT